CTCTCATTCAAGATGGTAATGTGGATAAACTTGGAACTCTTTTGAGTCAGTCCAATGGTATTACTGGCACTACAATGTCAGTTTCAAATACATTTTATCCAATTGTAAGTTTACGACTTAAATCAAGTGCTCTCAATTCAGTAATGCTTTTGAGGTCTTTGCAGGCAGTAACAAATGACAATACAAATGTTTATTGGAAACTTTTGCAGAATACAACATTAACCAATCCAGTCTGGACAAATCACGCAGATGTAGATTCTTTTGTTCAGTTTGATACTTCTGCAACTGCACTTTCTGGTGGTAGAGATATTCTTTCTGGATTTGTGGTTTCTGGTGGTTCTAATTTGATTGAGATTGATAGACTTGCAGATTTACAACTTGGAAGATCTGGTATTGGAACAATTAGTGATACGATCACACTCGCTTGTGCTTCTCCAAACGTCAATGCAAAGAACAAAAATAATTGAAACTGAATCTACAACAGCAACAACTGCTGGTGCTGCAACTAGCATCGGTAGTGCAACTTGCGTGAGATTACATAATAATACTACAGGAATTGTTACTGTTGGAGTATCAACTTCGGTTGGTGCAGCAACAACTAATTATTTTTCTATGCCAGCAAGTTCTGTAGAATTTTTAGAAAAACTTCCAACAGATGTTATTTGGACATCTTCAGCAATTAAGGCAGCAAAAGTAGGACTTACGAATTAAAAAAATGAAACTCATCAGAGAAGAAATCGAAAAAGTTCAAGTAATCACCGAAAGTGTTGGTGGTAAAAAGCAACTATTCATTCAAGGAGTTTTTCTTCAAAGCGAATGCGTAAATCGCAACGGAAGAATGTATCCTTTCTCAATTATGGAAAGAGAAGTGAAAAGATATAATGAAAATTATGTCGAAAAGGGTCGTGCTTTAGGAGAACTTGGTCATCCAGATGGACCGACAGTAAATTTAGATAGAGTATGCCATAAAATTACCGAACTTAAGCAAGACGGTAATAACTTTATCGGTAAAGCACAAATTCTTTCAACTCCAATGGGCAAAATTGCCGAGTCACTTCTCAAAGATGGAGTAACTCTCGGTGTATCTTCTCGTGGTATTGGTTCATTAAGGGAGAACAATAAAGGGTATAAAGAAGTCGGTGAAGATTTCATGTTAGCAACTGCAGCGGATATCGTTGCAGATCCATCCGCACCTGATGCTTTTGTACAGGGAATCATGGAAGGAAAGGAATGGGTATGGGATGGAGGTCTTCTCCGCGAAAAATTAGCAGAAAATACAAGAAAGCAAATTAATACTCTAGTTGATCAACGCAGATTGGAAGAGCATAAAATCCAATTATTTAATGATTTTATTAATTCATTGTAATTTCTTAAATTATAAATAAATATAGATTATAACTAAAGGTTAATCGGAGAGTTCAAATGTCTCGTGGCAACAATTTACAAGAAATGGAAGTAGGCACTAAGCAATCCAAAACCGCTGTTAATGCAGGTGCTAAACCAGCAGAAGCGGCAGGTAAGAGTGCTACTCCAGTAGCAACCCCAGGTCAAACTGGTGGTTGGGAAGATCTTGGTGGTCCTACTCCAGAAAATTATCGTCCAGATGATAATTCTGCAGAATTAAAGACACCCGGAAAAACCCTTAAGACTGTTAGCGATGTAGTTAATAGAGGTGCTGGTGCAGCTGATCCAATGAAGAAGCTTGCTTCTGGTGCAGTTAAGGAAGAGACCGAAGAAGATGAAGATCTCGTCGATCAAGTAGAGGAAGAAGAACTCGAAGGAGAAGAAGTCGAAGAAGAGACTGTTTCCGAAGCTAAAGAAAAAGAAAAAGAAGAAGAAGATGATGAAGAAGGTGAAGACGAAGAGGATGATGAAGACGAGAAAAAGATGAAGAAAGAAGAGTTTGATATCGAAGAAGATGTCAACGCTCTTATGAATGTAACCGAAGAGGAAGAACTCTCCGAAGAATTTAAAGAAAAAGCAAAAACAATTTTTGAGTCTGCACTTCGTTCAAAGGTTTCTGAGATTCGTGAGTCTCTGGAAGTCAAGTATGAGCAAAGACTGATTGAAGAAGTCGAAGAAATTAAGGCAGATCTTCAAGAGCGTGTAGATTCTTATCTTGAGTATGTTGCAGATGAGTGGTTATCCGATAATCACCTTTCTGTTCAAATGGGTCTGAAGGAAGAACTCACTGAGTCCTTCATGACTGGTCTGAAAGGACTTTTTGAAGAGCATTATGTATCAATTCCTGAAGATAAATATGATGTGCTTGAGAGCATGGTAGAAAAACTTGATGAAATGGAAGAAAAACTCAACGAGCAAATTGAGAGAAACATTCAACTCAACAAGCGTCTCTCCGAGTCGGTTGCTGATAGAATCTTTGATGAGATTTCAGAGGGCCTCGCTGCTACTCAGAAAGAAAAGCTCGCTTCACTTGCCGAAAGTGTTGAGTTTGAAAGTGAGCAAGGATATCGTGAAAAGCTGGAGACTTTGAAGGAATCGTATTTCCCTTCAAGAGCAGTTGCTCCAACTGCAACACCTGAAACCATCTCTGAATCGGCAGATGTCACCCCTGAGTTCCACTCAGATTCGATGGCTGCTTATCTGAGAACACTTTCAGCAGTTGCAAAACGCTGAATTTAATATTAAATCAAACAAAACAAACACGTTACAAAGGTAAAAGCAAATGTTCCAATCCGAGCATCTGCAGGAAAAGTGGGCACCACTTCTGAACTATGAGGGTCTTGACCCAATCAAAGATTCACACAGAAGAGCCGTAACCGCTGTCCTGCTCGAAAACCAAGAAAAGTTTTTAAGAGAAGAGCAATCATTCTCTAGTGGATTCCTGACCGAAGCACCAACCAATGACGCTGGCACTGGTGGTTTTTCAGGTTCTGCTGCTGCAGGTGGTCCTGTAGCAGGTTTTGATCCAGTTCTGATCTCACTCATCAGACGCGCAATGCCTAACCTGGTCGCTTATGACCTCGCAGGCGTTCAGCCAATGAGTGGTCCTACTGGACTCATCTTTGCAATGCGTTCCCGTTACACCAATCAGGCTGGAACCGAAGCATTCTTCGACGAAGCAAATACTGCATTCTCTGGTCAGAGTGCTTCGTTTAATAATGTTTCTGGTATGACTAGTGCAGCAACTGGTATGGGAACCACTGCACAGGCAGGATCCAACCCAGGTCTGCTCAACCCAACTGCAACTGCAACCCAAACTGACTACAATGTTGGTCAGGCAATGACAACTGGCGATGCAGAAGGTCTGGGCGACAACACTGGTGCATTCAACGAAATGGCTTTCTCTATCGAGAAAGTTCTGGTTGAAGCAAAGTCCCGTGCGCTGAAAGCTGAGTACAGCCTTGAGCTTGCACAAGACCTGAAGGCAATCCACGGTCTGAATGCTGAAGCGGAACTCGCAAATATTCTCTCAACTGAGATTCTTGCTGAGATCAACCGTGAAGTTATCAGAACCATCTATAAGGTTGCTGAACAGGGTGCTGCAACTAATGTTGCAACTCAGGGTGTATTCGACCTTGACATTGACTCCAACGGTCGTTGGTCAGTTGAGAAGTTCAAGGGTCTTCTGTTCCAAATCGAGCGCGACGCTAACGCTATCGCACAAAGAACTCGTAGAGGAAAGGGTAACGTTATCATGTGTTCTGCTGACGTTGCTTCTGCTCTGAGCATGGCTGGTGTTCTTGATTACACCCCTGCTCTGAATGCAAACCTGAACGTCGATGACACTGGTAACACCTTCGCTGGTGTTCTTCTCGGTAAGTTCCGCGTATATATCGATCCTTATGCTGCTAACGTTGCTGCTCAGCAGTATTACGTTGTAGGTTATAAGGGTTCTTCCCCTTATGATGCAGGTCTGTTCTATTGCCCATACGTTCCTCTCCAAATGGTTCGCGCCGTTGGTCAGGACACCTTCCAGCCAAAAATCGGATTCAAGACTCGTTATGGTCTTGTTGCTAACCCATTTGCTGAAGGTCTGGATCAAGGTCTGGGTCGTCTTAAGACCAATTCTAACCGTTACTACAGAAGAGTACAGGTTAAGAACCTTATGTGATCTTATTCACATATTTTCAGAGGGTCCAAATGGACCCTCTTTTTTTATGAAAATTAAATAAATACTTATAAAAAAATGACTAGAAATATATACGATAAGCAGATAGAAAATAGAAATTTTTTATCTCCAGTAGGATTTATATTTACTTTAACTAGATCTCCTAAAATTGCATTCTTTTTAAATAGTGCAAATATACCAGATATAACTTTAGGAATAGCAGAGCAACCAAACTACCTCAGAACCCTCCCACAACCTGGAGATAAGATGGAATTTGGTGATTTGAGTATTAGATTTATTGTAGATGAAAATCTTGAGAATTATATGGAAATACAAAAATGGATGAGGGGACTTGGATTTCCAGAATCTTTAAATGAAATATACAAACTACAAAGGTCTCCAGGAAACACTTCAGTAAACAATGAAATAAATGAAATGCTTTCTGTTTATTCTGATGGAACTTTGCAAGTTTTAAACAGTAACCAAAATTTCAATTTTAATATAGTATTTAAAGATATGTTCCCATATTCATTGTCTTCATTAGAATTTGATGCTACAGATCAAGACATAGAATACTTTACAGCAGAAGTATCATTCAAGTATACTATGTATAATATAGTAGATAAACGAGGAAATCCACTGTGAGTATAGATTTGGATACCATCCAAAAAATGTGGGAACAAGATTCCAAAATGGATATTGATAATTTACATACAGAATCTTTAAATATCCCAATGCTTCACGCAAAATATTATAATCTTTACAATGAACTTCTTCTTTTAAGAAAAAGAGCAGATCAACAAAAAAGAAATATTCGTCATGAAAGATATGAATACTATTCTGG